TTTCGCACTTAGTACATTGCAGATAAATGTTTTCACGATAATCATCCGAATCTGATAAATCGAATTGACCGTAACTATTATAAGTTAAACTATTGCCATAAAATTCACTCATTGTAGTATTTTTTTAAAATATAAATAATTTGTTTTGTTTGGCTTCTCTCGTTTTTGTTAGCATCATTCTTTAACTTCAAGAATACGGTTGCCGGTATGTCTGATACCCTCACCTCGTGTCTTTTCTTTGATTTCATTTCTGATTGTGTTGATTTGATTTGTTAATTCTTCAGCGCGTGATTCACTCCAATGACTAGCTAATGCGCGCCACATTATTGCATCGGTTAACTGGTGGTTTAATTCCAGTAATTCTTCGGTTGTTGTTCTCATGTTGTTTGTTGTTAGTGCGCGTTACCGAGCCGCGCCCCTCGTTTGATTATTTATTAATTCATATAACTTATTGATTGTATATCTATATTTTCAGGTAATTCATTAGTTAATTCTGCACCTGTTTTTTTTGCATAATTTTTAGCTTTTCTTTCAGTATCAAAACCTTTGATATAATATACTTCTTTTGAATTATAAAATTTCAAAAAAGTGTAACCGTTTGCGGTTGTTTTGATTTGTGCTTTTGAAGTTGTCATGTTGTTTGTTGTTTAATTATACGCAAATATACACAGATTTACACAAATAGCAAGAGTTTAAATGTTAAATTTTTAAGATTTAACGTAACTTATTGATAATCAGTTGGAATAAAATTAGGCAATTAATCGTATATTATATTCCCTAATTATTGCCTCGCTAATATCCTTGTCGTTTTTAAATATCTTAGCCAATTCATTGAGGCTGTGGTTATCCATTGCCTTAATTTCTTGAAGTATGAATTGCCTATCATACGTTTGTGGTTTTGGTTGCCAGTTGTTGTTTGGTTTCATGTTGTTGTTGTTTTAAATATTCTCTTTTTTTTGAATTAAAATAATAAATAAATCTTTTTTTTGGTAAATCAAAACCTATACATATATCATTTTTTGATGCAGTTCTTTGATATATTGTTTTTTTATTTTTTCCTATATATTTTTTTACTTTTCTTGAATTACCATCATAAACAAAATTTGATGCTAAATATATAGTTCCATTATGCCCAATATTTGAATCAGCCCATGTAACTACACCCTCATATTTATTATATTTTTTTTGTAATTTTTTCATACATTTAGATATAAACCAACTTTCTGTATTTTTTCCTAATTCATCACTAACCCACATTCTACTAAATTCAATAAATTTATTTTCATATTGTATTCTTCCATTACAAAAAACACACGCACCTAAACAATTAAAATTATATTCATCAAAAATTCCATAAACAGACATTATTCCTGCGGGCATTGATTTTAAATAATGATAATTTAAAAATAAATCTTTAACAGATATCCAATTAACCTCTAAAATATTATAATTTTTCATTTAAAATTATTATTATACCATTCATAAAACGAATCGAAATCTTTGGCGATGTAGTAAATGCCACCTGCTTTTTCAACTGATAACTGATAAGCTTTTTGATAAATGCTTTGCTTGTCTTTATCAATCTTAATCTCAATCATTACTGCTCTACCTTTAATTATTGCGTGAATATCCGCAGTTCCTCGCATCATGTTACTTTTTACCCATCTACCTTTTATTTGGCGTGAAATATTATTTACCCTTTCAGCATGCCCTTTCTTACGGACAATGTGTTCAATTATTTCTTTAGTTAGTTCATTTGCTTTCATTATTTATAATTTCTTTTAAAGGTATTAAAATTGCTTTGCTAGTGTCATTATCTCCAATCAATTTTATTTGACCAAGTTTGTAATATTTTCTTGCAATTTCTTTTAATTTATTTATTTCAATTATTAAAAATATTTTATCCTCTAAATTACCACTAAAAATAAAACACCAATAATCAGCCTCACTTGTTGCAATTCCTGAAGGTTTATTTCTTGATTCATATTCAATCGCAATATTTCCAGTAATGCCAATCCATTTATCTCTTTTTACTTCAATTTTTTTATTAGAAATCAAATCATAAAATAATTGTTCTCCTAATTGACCAAATTGTAAATCAAATTTAAAATCACTATTAAAATTCATATTAAAAAGGATATTCTGATTCTTGTTCAAATGGATTTTCATTTATTATAAATTCACTTTGCTGAAACTGAATCCATGAGTTTCCATCATAAGCAAAATTATTTTCATAGTACCTACCGGAAGCATTGTGATATAAAAATTCACTATATCCAACTTTGCCCCAATGATTAAACTTTACTTTTTGTATGTGAATAGTTGTAAGATTATCAATAAAATCACGATAAACAGTTAAACCATTATCAGTTTTATTAAAAAAGTTTGCTGAACCGCTTATGTTATAAAGGTTAGGCACTTCATATTTACCAGTTTGTTTGTCTTTCATTATCTTAGTAGGATGCGCAACTAAAAAGCAATGGAGTTTATAATTTTCACAAAACATTCCAAGCTTGTCCATACTTTCACCAATATATTTTGTTTCACTTTGTCCGTACTTATGTTCTAGTTTATTCCATGCATCAATTACAAAGCTGTCAATCCCAAACTTTAACTTTAAACTTTTAACGTGATTCAGTATTGAATCTAATGTAAAATCTTTTTCAGGCTTTACAAACCATATTTTATTATTTAATACATCTTTTACTTGGCGAAGTTCCATAATGCTCATTTTATCTCGACCTTCAAAAGACTTTCCAACTATCTTACGTGCTAATTTACTAAAATGCAATTCAGTTGGTTTGTTTTCAGGTGAGTAGTAAGCGTTCTTCCAACCATGCCTAAAATGTAAACGTAAAATAATCTCATCCAAAAAATCAGACTTGCCATGTCCCGGTATGCCTGTAATGGTTGTAATATATCCAGGAACAAAAGTTAAATGATTATCAAAATTTGGATGCCCTATCTTTAAACCTGGCTCAAGTCCATTAATAAATATGTCGTCAATTTCGTTTGATATATCATTTATTGTAAATACTCCTTCAAGTGGAAACTCCTTTGCAGCTTGTATTGATTCGATAATTCCTTGAATACCATATTTTTGTAAACATTCATTTGCATCTTTGCAATCTTTGAACTCAACATACTTGCAGCGTTCTTTGCCTAAACGTTCAGCCATTTCATCACGTAGCCTACGACCAGCGTTATCGTTATCAAAGCAAAGATAAAATTCAGGCGTATTTATAAACTTTTCTGCAACCTCATCAAAATAACTTAAATTGTTGTTGTTTAACGATGCACCGTTGGGAACGCTTAAAACGTTTTTATAACCACTTTGATACAAAGATAGTAGGTCAACTTCACCCTCGCACAGAAACGCGCGTAAATCGTGTTTAAATGCGTTTAAACCGTAAAATATAAGCTGAGAACCTTTGTGTAATTTAAAATTCTTGTTGGCATCGCGATATTTAACGTTTACAAGTTCCTCATTTTCATTAAAATAATTAAATTGAATTGTGTTAATTTCTTTTCCAATTTGTGGCATAAACTCCAAACCTTCAGAAATGCGCCACGTTTTTAAAGTTTGTTGATTAATCCCACGACCTTCAAACCATTTTACAACTTTGTCGCTTAATTCAGTTTTGTTTTTCCATTCAGGCTTAACGTAAACCTTTTTTTCAATCGGTTCATGTTTTAAAAATCCTTTCCATCCGCAGTGGTGGCAGTGCCAAACATCTTTGTCTAAATTAACGCTTAAACACTTGACACTCTTTTTCTTACGTTCATGTGAACATTTCGGGCAAATAGTTTTTACTTCACCACTTGACTTATTGCCAGGTATGTGGATATTATATTCTGAATAAGTCATAAAACTAATTTTGATTTAACTGTTTGAACATTGTTTTTCTCCCAAGTATGAACCGCAGCTTTCCAGTTCTTCATTTTGTTTTTTCCAATTTGCCACCCATTCGATTCGTAGTAATTAAACCAACGTTCAGCATCAACTCCTTTATTTCGTTCAGCGCAATATTGCTTAACTTCCTCCAAAGTTGGTTTTTTAAATTTTGATACCTTTTCTTTATTATTTATAATTATATTTTCTATTTCTGTTTCTGTTTCCATATGTTTATCATATGTTTTAGATATGTTATTCATATGTTTTTTATCTTTAACACTTGATTTTCTGTTAGTTGCGCGACTTTCTGAATACTTTTTTCTACGATTTATTTCAAATTCTAAACGCTCATTGTAATATTTACCATATTCGTCTTTTTTAAATTTCGACATTATATCTTCATCATATGATTTACATATGATTAATACTTGTCTTTCACTTAAATGACCATGTAAATGTTGAGCGCATAACAAACGGATATATTTACCACATTGCTCATCAGTCAAAAATTGAGTTCCACTCTGAAAATTATCAGAATAAAATAAAAATGCTGGGTCTTTTGCCATAATTTATGGGAAATATGTGTGATAAATTTGTAACCTTCTTCCTACTGGAGGTTTAAATAAACCACAAATCCAGTTCTTTTGCCAATGGTCATAAACCAAATAAGTTTTAATCTTCCATTGTTTTGCAATTAACCGACATTCAGCAATCGCATCGTCAAAATTAGTATAAATCATAAAAATAGAAACCGAGCCATCAAAGGCAAACCCGAAGCAGAAGTTTATTAGAAACTGCATTTAGGCAATGATGGACTCGGTATATTTTAAATGTTTTCATTCAGGTTTGCGGGACAAATATAAAAATAATTTTGAAATAAAAAAA